AATGGCAATGGGTCGAAGCCAGATGTCAACTCAGATATCCACGTCTCCAGGGGGAAGTAAAATGGGTAAACCAGGTCTATGGGACAATATTAATAATAAACGAAAACGCATCGAGGGCGGCAGCGGAGAACGCATGCGCAGCCCCGGCGATAAAGGTGCCCCGACTGCAAAAGCGATAAAACAATCGCAAGGCAAGAAGAATGGTGGTATGGTGAGATTTAAGAACGGCGGCTGCGTTATGGCTGGCCGAGGTGTACGCGACACAAAGATGGGATAGTTAGATGACGACTTCAGGCACAAGAGTCTTTAACCTCGATGTGGGTGAGATAATTGAGGAGGCGTATGAGCGGTGTGGGCTGGAAGTTCGCACGGGTTATGACGCTCGCACTGCGCGTCGGTCTTTAAACTTGATGTTTGCGGACTGGGCTAACCGGGGTCTAAACCTGTGGACAGTGGCGCAAGGAACGACTGACTTGGTTCAGGGCACGTCCACTTACACGTTGCTGCCTGATGTTGTAGATATGCTGGAGATGGTGCTCCGCCGTGGGGGCACCGACTTTGAGGTCGATCGCATTAGCCGCGGGGATTACTTAAACTTTCCAAACAAAACAGACCAAGGCAGGCCGTCACAATTCTATTTCAACAGACAAATAGACCCTGTAATCACTCTGTGGCAAACCCCGGACAATTCAACCGATCAGCTGGTTTACTATTATGTCCAACGGATTGAAGACGCCAACACGTTGGTCAACACGACTGATCTACCGTTTAGGTTTTTCCCCTGCATGGTCGCTGGTCTAGCGTACTATCTGTCAATGAAACGCGCTCCTGAGCGCATACAGATTCTAAAAGCTGTATACGAAGAAGAGTTTATGAGGGCTGCGGAAGAAGACGAGGATCGAGTTCCGTTAAAACTTCAACCCAGTCCTAGGTATTTGAGGGTATAATGTCGTTCGCGTCGGACAAAAATGCATGGGGCATATCGGATCGTTCGGGGTTTCGTTACCGTTTGCGAGACATGAAACTTGAATGGACTGGGGCATTAGTCGGCCCAGAGGAATATGAGCCTAAACACCCACAGCTGTACCCGCCTAGAGTTGGCCCAGACCCACAAGCTCTACGAAACCCTAGGCCTAACCAAGGCGTTGCGTCTGAACGCGCAATTCAGTGGGGGTGGAACCCTGTGGGGTTTAATTACCAAGAAGGGCTTTCCCCTCCTAACAATCTAGTGGCTGTAGGTTCAGTGGGAACAGTGGAGATCAACACATGACTATGACATACGGCCAGTTAAAACAGGCTATAAAAGATTACACCGAGTACGAAGAAACAGGGTTTGTGAACAACATCCCGCTGTTTATTCGTTTGTCGGAAGAAAGAATCTTAAAGAGTGTTCAACTAAGTTTGTTCCGCAAAAACGCTACGGCGACTACAAACTCCGGTACTGCCGCGGCTCAGTACATTCGAGTTCCCGTTGATTTCTTGGCGCCTTTCTCGTTGAGTTTAACTGGGGCGGATGGCGATAAGTTATTTTTAGACTTCAAAGATCCCAGTTTTGTGCAGACATACACCCCTGATCCGACCGTTACGGGGGAGCCGAGGTACTATTGTCAGTTTGATGTAGACAACTTTTTGATGGCCCCAACGCCAAATGTTGCGTACACTGCCGAACTCCATTATTTCTATCGTCCTCAAAGCATTACTGCGGGCACGGACGACACTGTGACCTGGTTGAGTCAAAATGCTGAGATGGCTTTGTTGTACGGCGCCTTGGTTGAAGCATACATTTACATGAAGGGGGAACCTGATGTGATGACTATGTACACTCAACGTTTCCAAGAGTCGATTGTTGGTATTAAACTTCTTGGCGAGGCTAAGGAAACCACGGACGAGTTTAGAACTGGAAAAGTAATAAGGGCCAAACAGTAATGGCGATGGCATCATTTGACTTACCGCGCACAGATGCGGTAGTATCTGTACGAACAACAAGCAATCGAGGGTTTAACCCAGACGAGCTTGCAGAGCAGTGCGTAGAAAAGATTATTTCGATATCTGACTCTGCTCACCCCGCAATTCAAGAGCAAGCTAAAACTTTTTCGAAACGCGTAGAAAAGCTGGTTGCTTACTATCTTAGACAAGCTATTCACAGCGACAGGACAACTGTGTATAATGCACTCAAAGACGCTGGTAATCCGGAACTAGCTGAACTGATAAGGAGACTTTAAATGGCATTTACTGGAAACTACATGTGTACGTCTTTCAAGCAAGAATTGCTGACGGCTACGCACAACTTTACAAACGGCACTGGCGACACGTTCAAGCTTGCTTTGTATGACAACAGCGCTGCGTTTACGGCTGCTACTACCGACTACACCGCCACTAACGAGGTGGGTAACTCGGGAACGTACACCGCGGGGGGTGGATCTCTAGTCAACGTGACTCCGACTTCGTCGGGTACAACGGCGCTGACGGACTTTTCTGACTTGACGTTTACGTCAGCTACTATCACAGCTCGTGGGGCTCTAATATACAACACGACTGCGGGGGCTGGAACGGGCACAACCAATTCGGTTGTTGTTTTGGACTTTGGTTCAGACAAGTCTTCGACGGCTGGCGACTTCCAAATTGTTTTCCCCACGGCGGACGCGAGTAACGCAATTATCCGCATAGCATAAGCGAGTGCGAACATGGCTGTTTTAAAGAACAGGGCAAAAATGTCCACCAGTACCACGGGTACTGGTACAATCACCTTGGGCTCTGCTCTTACAGGCTACCAAAGTTTTGCAACCGCAGGGGTCACGAACGGAGACCAGGTCCGATACACCATTCAAGAAGGTGCGGATTGGGAACTCGGTCTTGGAACTTACACGGCTAGTGGCACTACGTTGTCTCGAACTCCCAGTGAGAGTTCTAATGGCGGCTCTGCTATTGTGCTTACTGGTAACGCGGAGGTGTTTATTACTGCCGCCGCAGGGGACATATTGCAGCCTGCAAACAACCTGTCTGATCTAGCTAATGCAGGTACATCCCGCACTAACCTTGGTGTTGCCATTGGATCGGATGTACAGGCTTATTCCAGTGTTTTGGCTAATACGACAGCCTCTTACACTACCGCAGAAGAAACTAAGTTATCTGGAATTGAGACTGGTGCAGATGTAACAGACACAGCAAACGTGACTTCTGCTGGCGCAGCCATGACGGCAAACAACCTGTCTGATCTAGCTAACGCAGGTACATCCCGCACTAACCTTGGTGTTGCCATTGGATCGGATGTACAGGCTTATTCCAGTGTCCTTCAAAACACTACGGCGTCTTTTCTTACCGCGGATGAAACGAAGTTAGACTATATTTCTGTTACGCAGGCGGTTGATCTTGACCAAATGGAAACAGATATCGCCGCTCTTGCTAACGGCATGGTGTATAAAGGTAACTGGGACGCGTCTTCCGGCAGTTTCCCGGGTGGAGGCTCCGCACAAACGGGTTGGTTCTACTATGTCTCCGTAGCAGGGACCGTAGGAGGCGTATCATTTGCTATCGGTGATAACATCGTCGCAACAACAGATAACGCGTCTACCTCCACATTCGCCGGAAACTGGTCTAAACACGATCAGACAGATGCTGTTCAGGCCGTTGTAGGTCTAACTGGGTCTATAGCTAAAGGTTCGCTGCTGGCCGCATTAAACGTTGAAGACGGCGCGGATGTAACAGATGCAGGTAATGTAAATCCATTAGTAGACACCCACTTAAATACAAGCACCGCTACCGCAGGAGAGTTCCTGTCGTGGGACGGCTCGGACTATGATTGGACTGCGGCAGGTGCGCCTCTGTATGCCGGTAACGAAAGTTCACCATTCGCCCAGCCTAGTGCTACGGGTACAAACGCAATAGCTATAGGAGATTCAGCGACCGCATCGGCAACTAGGTCACTAGCGTTAGGTACATTTTCAACCGCAAGCGGCGTCAATAGTGTGGCTATCGGGTTTCAGTCTGTAGCTTCTACAACAGCCATTGCGGTTGGTAAGTCTTATGCCTCTGGGGATAACAGTTTTGCGGCAAGCATAGATAACAATACCGCAAGTTACGGGGCGCTCGGTGAAGATTCTGTGGCTATGGGAAAGATCAGTAAAGCCCAGAGTCAATATGATGTGGCTATAGGGTACTCGGCGCTGGCAACGGGCACGGGTTCTATAGCGTTAGGTTTCAGTCGAGCATCAGGCTATCAATCCGCTGCATTAAACACAGGTAATGCAGCTAGCGGGGGAGCAGCGCACGAATCAAGCGTTGCGATAGGTTATGGTGCGACAACTACCGCTACCAAGCAGATTGCTTTAGGTTCGGGCTCGGCACAAGTTAAAGTGTCTGGCGCTTACACCCTACCAACCTCAGACGGTACAGCCGGTACAGCCCTTGTAACCGATGGCTCGGGCGCACTATCGTTCGCCGCTGTGGGTGCCGAGCTTTACGCTGCTAATCCCGTTAGTGCTACTGACCCAACGGCGAGTGGCAACAATGCAGTGGCGATTGGGTCGGGTGCGGTTGCAAGCGGAACTAATACCCTCGCCTTTGGTAACGCAGACGCCACAGCTTCTAGTGCAATGGCTATTGGAACCATATCCTTGGCTTCCGGCTATGGCTCTCAAGCTATTGGATTCCAGACTGACGCCACTGCAGACTATGCTTGCGCTATAGGGGGCTATGCGCAGGCGACTGCGGTAAACGCTTTTGCTTTTGGATACGATGCACAGGCATCTGGTGTAGATTCTCTAACCCTTGGACAGGGTAATGTTTCGGGAGTTAATGCAACAGGTGTTGGAATTGGAAGCTCTAATTCCACATACGCACAATCTGGCCTACGAGCGTTTGGCGCAGGTTATTATGCTAGAGCGACGAACCAAGACACAATTTCCATTGGGCCTTACACTCGGGCTGCAGGACAGTCGAGTATTTCTATAGGTAGATATGCATACTGTAACTCATCAGCAGTAGAGTCTATATCTATCGGGGTCATTTCTGATGCCACACAAAGGAATGCCATTGCACTAGGGTACAACGCACAGGCAACAGCAGATAGCAGTGTTGCTATCGGTAAAAATTCTACTACAGG